CATTAAGTGGTGGTTATCATTTTAAAAGAGTACAAGTATCTGGAGCTGAACGATTTAGAGATCAGCCAAACAAAAATGAACATTCCCATGTCGGTGATGCTTATATGTATTTATTATTAGGTGGTGGAGAACACAGAGCTTTAACTAGAGGACATAATCCTAAGTTTAGACAATCAGTCGCAAATACAGATTTTGATATATTTTAATGAGTAGTAAATCTAAAATTAAAGGTACAAGAGTAGAAAGAAAAGTAGTAAAACTATTTGAGGACCTGGGTATAAAAGCAAGGAGACAACCATTGTCTGGGGCCTTGCAAGATTTCCCTCATGATGTCCGGGTTCAATTACTTGGTGGATTAAACTGTGAAGTTAAAGCAAGAAAAGATGGAAAAGGTTTTGCAACTATAACAAGATGGAAAGGCTCAGCAGATCTGTTAATAATGGTAGAAGATTTTAAAGAACCTTGTGTATTAATGGATTGGAATTTATGGAAACAGATAGCGAAGATATTAAAAGAAAGTGGAGAGTAAAAGTTTGGATAACAAACGAAATGAAATTAGAAACAGAAGTAGAATTAGAATGTACAGAAAAAAAATTAAAACAATTATGTTTTCCTAAAAGGTTTAGATTAACTTATGAACCTATCGACACTTGAAAATATTTTTGAAATAAATGGATCTAAAGATCCTTTAACAGTATTACCATTTAAATCTTACTTACTTACCTTAATGGATCTACATCCAGAAGATAAAGCAAATGTAGATCAGATACCAAACTATTTTCAATATTTAGATCGAGCAGCTAAGTCTGGTTATGCTTACACAGTCATAGATGGAACTGGTAAACCAATAGTTTGCTTTGGTGTAGCTCCACAATGGCCAGGAGTTGCTGAACTTTGGTTAATACCAGATATGAAATTAATTTTTAAATACAGATTAAAATTTCATAAAGGTGCAAAAAAATTTATGGAGATGTGTGCTGATGAACTTAACTTACACCGGATCCATGTAACTGTAAGTGCTCGAAATGTTCGGGCTATCAAATGGATAGAAAGAATATATTTTAAAAGAGAAGGTGTATTAAAAAAATATACTTTCGATAAAAACGATATGATAATGTATAGTAGGATATTTGAGAGGTAATTATGGGAAGTTTATTTAAGGCACCAAAATACGAGCCACCCAAAGAATTAGATACAACAAATAAATTGTTGGATGAAAGGGAGGCAAGAGCAGAGGCAGCAGAGAAAAAAGAAAAAAGACAAATTGCTGCTAAAGCAAGAACTCGTAGACAAGGTGGAAGATTATTATTTTCTCAAGATAGAGCCGTTCCACAATTAGGGGTGGGAGGAAACTTATCTTCTATACAATCGTACTCGAGAAACCCTTATGAAGATGAAAGGATGGTATAATTATGGGTGGTGTTCCAATAATAGGTGATGTAGTTGAAACTGTAACTGATGTAGTTTCTCCTAGTAAAAAAAAAAGAACTACTGAAACTAGAGCAGCAGAAGTTTCTAAAGAAAGTGATCCAGCTCCAAAAAAAGATGTTGCTAGAGTTTTAAGAAGAAGAAATCCTAGAAGAAGAGTTGGTGCTAGTTTAGTTGGTGGAAGATTATTTCCAACTCCTGGTGCTGAAGGTGGTCAAGATTACAGTCCAATTCGTAATCCAAGAGACACATCTACTTTAGGATCTTAATCATGGCTGATAGAGAGCCACAAAAATTTTTTCGTAATCCACGACACAGAGATATGGATTTAGAAGAGATTGCAAACAATACTCCTAACAGCGATCAGTTTGATGGTATTGAAGAAGAAATAAATGAAGAGGAAGTAAATGAAGAATAGTCTTTATAAAAATATTAATGATCGTAAAAAGGCCGGGACATCTAGACCAAAGTCTAAGTCAACAATTTCAAAAGAGGCTTATGCAAATATGAAAGCTGGGTTTCCAAGAAAGAAAAGAAAAAAAGGATTAGTGTCATGATTATATTCGGACATACTCCAAGAGAATGGAAACGAAGAGCAAAAGAACATAAATGGTTTCTTAGTAGTTTAGTTATTGTTTTCATTTTAGGTGGAGTAATTTTTTAATGGTAGCAAAAAAATATCAAAATCCATCTGGTGGATTAAATGAGGCTGGAAGAAAATTCTATAATAGAACTGAAGGATCCAATCTTAAAAAACCACAAAAATCTGGTACTGATGGCAGACGAGTTTCTTTCGCTGCTAGGTTTGCTGGAATGAATGGACCATTAGAAAAAAATGGTAAACCAACAAGATTAAAATTAGCTCTTAAAGCATGGGGCTTTGGATCTAAAGAGGCAGCAGCTAAGTTTGCTGCAAACAACAAAAGGACTGCATAATGCATTTAAAACCAGAACAAGTTTTAGATAGATCTAATAAAGCATTTGGTAAAAAAGAATTATGGAGAACAATCTACGAGGATTGTTATCGTTATGCATTACCTCAAAGAAATTTATACGAAGGTTATTACGAAGGTAATGTACCTGGACAAAATAAAATGAATATGATCTTTGATAGTACAGCTATTCATTCTGTTCAAAGATTTGCTAATAGAATACAATCTGGATTATTTCCTCCTTATAAAAAATGGTGCAGACTAGAACCAGGAAATGAAATACCAAAAGAAAGAAGAGCCGAAGTACAATCTGCTTTAGATCTTTATTTAGATAAAATGTTTAGTGTCCTTAGACAATCAAACTTTGATTTAGCTATTGGAGAATTTTTATTAGATCTTTCTGTAGGTACTGCTGCAATGTTAATTCAGCAAGGTGATGATTTAAATCCAATTAAATTTACTCCGGTTCCTCAATACTTAATTGCATTAGAAGAAGGACCAAATGGAACTGTAGATAATGTTTATCGTAAATATAAATTAAGAGCAGAAACTATTTCAAGAGAATTTCCAGATGCTAAAATTCCAGAAACATTACAAAGACAAATAAATGATAAACCTCAAGATATGATAGAACTTATTGAGGCTGTTGTTTATGATTTAGATAGAGGTGATTACTGTTACCATATTATTCATGAAAAATCTAAAGAGGAATTAGTATTTAGAAAAATAGAACAAAGCCCATGGATTGTAAGTAGATATATGAAAATCCCAGGAGAGGTATTTGGAAGAGGCCCATTAGTTTCAGCATTACCAGATATTAAAACTTTAAATAAAACTTTAGAATTACTTTTAAAGAATGCTAGTATTGCTTGTGCTGGTGTTTATACAGCAGCAGATGATGGAGTAATTAATCCATCTAACATTCGTATTCAACCTGGATCTATTATTCCAGTTGCTAGAAATGGTGGACCACAAGGTGCATCACTAGCTCCATTACCTAGATCTGGAGATTTCAATGTTTCTCAAATTGTTATTAATGATTTAAGAATGAATATTAAAAAAACTTTATTAGATGATACATTACCACCAGACAATATGTCTGCAAGATCAGCTACAGAAATTGTAGAAAGAATGAAAGAACTTGCTCAGAATATGGGTGCTGCATTTGGTAGACTTATAACTGAGACTATGGTTCCAATCATTCGTAGAACCCTCTTCATTATGGATCAAAAAGGAATGATCCAGCTCCCTTTGAAGGTTAATGGGCTCCAAGTTAGAGTAACTCCGGTGAGCCCATTAGCAAAAGCACAAAACTTAGATGAAGTAAATGAAGTTATGCAATTCTTTCAAATTGCAAATGCTCTTGGTCCAGGTGGTGTTGCTGAAGTTAAACCAGATGCTATTGCAGCATATGTGGGAGATAAACTTGGTATACCTTCTGAACTTAGAACTTCACCAGAAGAGAAACAACAGATCCAACAACAAACTATGGAAATGTTAAAAGCTCAGTCTATGCAAATTATGGGAGGAGCACCTCAAGCTCCAGAACAAATGCCAGAGCAACAAGAACCGGTAGAGGCTGTAGAAGAACAACTTAGATCATGAAACAAGGATGGGATGGAATAGAATTTTTAGATGTTAAATCTAAAAGTACAACGAAAGATACAGAATTAGAAACTAACAAAGCATTCGCTAGAACTTTTGAAACTGAAGAAGGAAAAAAAGTTTTAGAGTTTCTAATAAACAAAACACTTAAACAACCAACATGGATACCTGGTGGTGATAATAGTTATGGTTATGCTAGAGAAGGGCAAAACAGTATCATCAGAGAAATCCAAATTAGAATAGAGAGGGCCAAACAATGAGCAACGAAAATATAGAACAAAACCAAGGTGAAGGATTAATAGCTAATACTGCTGCACAAGAGCAACAAGCACCTAATCCAGAGGAAACAGTTATTCCTCATTTAGAAGATGAGAATAATCAAACTGTTGAACAAGCTAAAGCTGAGCAAGAAAAAGTAGTTTTAGAAAAACCAGAATATATTGAAAATAAATTTTGGGATCCAGAAAAAGGAGTTAAGACAGAGGAGCTAAGTCATTCCTATAAAGAATTGCAAAAACAATTCTCTATGGGAAAACATAAAGCACCTAAAGAATATGATATGTCTGTTTTAGAAGGAGTGTCTGATGATGATCCACTTAAAGAAAAGTTTTTAAATTGGGCTCAAGAGAATAAACCTACTCAAGCTGCATTCGATAAATTAGTCAAAGATTTTAGAGAGATTGCAACTCAAACTGAACAAGAACAATCTATAAACTTAGAAGAGGAAGAAAAGGCATTAGGACCTAACGCAGAGACAATCATTAATGGTATTAAAACTTGGGGACAAGGTTTAGTAGCTAAAGGTGTATGGTCTGGTCAAGACTTTGAAGAGTTTAAAGTATTTGCTGCAACAGCAAATGGTATCAATGCTTTAAATAAAATAAGAAAATACTATGGTGAACAAACAATTCCTACTGCACCAATCGATGTAGATGGAGCTGTAAGTCAACAAGAACTCTATGAAATGGTAGCAGATCCTAAATATAAAACAGATCCAACTTTCCGTAGAAAAGTAGAAGAACAGTTTGCTAGAGCTTATCCAGGTAAAGTAGATAATAGTATTCTTTAAAATTTAGGTACTTGATATATTTATAAAATTCGTTTATCTTAGTAGACGAAGATAACCAAAATTTCAAAATGGCCTTCTGGCTGGTGGGCAACTACACCATTTTTGTCAGCCGGGCTTTACCCCGACAACTGCAAGTTAAAATAAAAATGTGTTAACAAAGGAGAAAAAACAATGGCACAATCAATAACAAATGCTTTTGTTACACTTTTCGATGCCGAGGTAAAACAAGCATATCAAGGAGAGAGTACTCTTCTAGGTGCTGTAAGGCTAAGACAAGGTGTGCAAGGCAACACTTACAAATTCCCTAAATTAGGGAAAGGTAGTGCTACTGCTCGTATCCCTCAGACAGATGTAACTCCATTGAATGTTACTTATTCACAAGTAACAGCATCAATGCAAGACTACAATGCTGCTGAGTATTCTGATATTTTTCATCAAGCAAAAGTAAACTTTGATGAAAGACAAGAATTGGTACAAGTAGTATCTAAAGCAATCGGTAGAAGAATGGACCAACTAATCATTGATGGATTAAATGGTGCATCTTCTCCTTCAACTGTAGCTAAAACAGTCGTAACTTCTGGATCAGCAACTGCATCTAACTTAAATGTTGGAAAGCTAATTGCTGCTAAGAAAGCTCTTGACGCAAAGAATGTTGGTTTTGATGACCGACATATCATTGTTCATGCTAATAACCTTTCTGGTTTATTAGGTGATGAAAGAGCAATCTCTGGAGATTATGCTGCTGTTAAAGCTCTAGTTTCTGGAGAGATCAATACCTTCTTAGGTTTCAAATTCCATGTACTTGGAGATAGAGACGAAGGTGGTCTACCATTATCAACAAACGACAGAAGTGTTTTTGCGTTCCATAGATCAGCAATAGGTATGGCTGTAAACATGGCACAAAAAACAGAGATCAACTATGTTCCGGAGAAAACTTCGTTCCTAGTTAATTCTATGTTTAGTGCCGGTGCCGTAGCGATTGATGACGAAGGTATCGTTAATATAACTTGTGACGAAAGCTAATAGAGGAGAATAATTATGGCTTATACTAAAGACAACTTACAACCAATCGGTGGTCAAGCTAAAGCTGGTAATGCTCCTCAAATGTGGAGTTACACAGCACCTGGCACAGATGCGATTGCTGACATTAATACAGAAGGCTACTTCAATGGAGCTGCTGGTGTATTAAAAGTTGGTGATTTAATTCATGTCTGGGATGCCTCAGTTCCAACATCAACTTTAGTGACAGTATTATCTAATACTGGATCTGTAGTGGATGTATCTGATGGTACAGCATTATCAGTCGCAGACGCAGACTAATAATAATATTGGGGAGGCCCTTCGGGGCCTCTTCATTAATTAAAGGAATTATAAATGGCAAGTGGAGATACAAGTGT